GCCTTCCTGACGCCGAACCCGTCCGCGATCCGCGCCTTCCCCGACGCGACCAACTGAGCAGCTGAGCCATGAAGGTGAAGCTGCGCCAGGTCTGGTTCTCGCCCGAGGGCGGCCGCTTGCGGCCGAACAAGGTCCACGAGGTGCCGGACGCATGGGCGAAGCAACTGCCGCGCACGGCCGAGGTGGTGGAGCCCCCGCGGGCTCCGCTGCCCCAGCCGGCGCCGGCGGTGCAGGCGAAGAAGCAGTGACTGGGCGGCGGCTTCGGCCGCCGCCCATTTTCTCAGAGGTGACCGATGGCGACGATCGCGCCGAGCATTCAGAACATCAGCGACGAGGGCATCGGCAACGCATCGTCGCGCGTCATCACCTGGGCGAACCTGACGCAGGCCGGCAGCGACGTCGGCGGCGAGGTGTCGTGGGTCGGGTTCCCCGACCGCGCGGTGCAGGTCGCCGGCACCTTCGGCGTCGGCGGCGCCGTGGTGATCGAGGGGTCGATCGACGGCAGCAACTACGCGCCGCTCACGGACCCGCAGGGCAACGCGCTGTCGTTCACGGCGGCGAAGATCGAGGCCATCTCGGAGCTCGTGCGGTTCATCCGCCCGCGCGTGACGGCCGGCGATGGCACGACGAGCCTGACGGTGTCGCTCATCGTGCGGTTCGGAGGGAAGTGACATGGCAAAGCAGATCCCGGCCCCGGCCGAGCTCCTCGAGGCTGCCGAGCACGTCGCGCGGTTCCTGCGCACGTTCAACGGGCTGAAGCGCGCGATGGAGTTCCTCGAGCAGCATGGCTCGATCCTCCAAGCTGCCAGCGAGGCCGAGGCCAGGCGCGATCGCGCGATCGCCGAGGCCGACCAGGCCGACGCGCGCGCGGCGGCTGCCAAGGCCGACGCGATCAAGGCCGATGCTGCGGCGAAGGCGGCGATCGCCGCCGGCGCGGCGAAGGCCGGCATGATCGAGGCGCAGGCGCGCGAAGACGGCGACAAGTTCGTCGACGACGCGCGCCGCGAGGCGGCGCGCATCACGGACGCTGCGGCCGCCACGAAGGCTGCGGCCGAGGCTTCGCTGCGCGCGACGCAGCAGGCGATCGTCGAAGTTCAGCGCGAGCACGACGATGTCGCGAAGCGGCTGGCCGTGCTCAAGGGCGAGCTCGAGGCGATCAAGGCTCGGCTCGGAGGCTGAGCAGTGGCGCACGCAATCGCCGCCGGCGACGTCGTGGCCGCGAACAGCTCCTATGAGGTCGTGGTCGGCGGGGACTACGCGCCGCACGACTTCGTGCCGTGCCGGCGCCGCGTCGACACCAACGGACCCATCTGCGCGTTCCTCGCGGAGCAGGTGGTCGCCACGGCTGATGGAGAGCCGGCATGAAGGCGGCGATCGAGCAGGTCTTCAACGGCTCGCTGGCGCAGGTCGCCGTGGGCGGCGCCTACGACGCGACCAAGATCAACCGCGGCAAGCACACGGGGCAGTTCAACCTCGGCGCTGGCGACGTCGACAAGTTCATCGGGCCGGCGCCGGTTGGCGTGGCGAACTTCGGCGAGTCGTCGCTGGCGATCCCGTCGAACTTCGTGCACCCGATCAAGATCACCGACGACTTGTTCTGGGTCTTCGGTTCTGACGGTGCTGCCGCAGCGGCGACCCGCCGCGTGCAACTCTGGACCTGGGTGCCGTCGACCAACACCTACACGCTGCGCGGCGCTGTCACGCTGACGTTCCCGACCGCGACGGCGCACACGGTGCGCGGTTTCCGCGCGATCCTCGAGGCGTACACGACCGGCACGGTGACGGTGAGCGGCACCGCGGTGACGGGCAGCGGCACGGCCTGGGCGACCGGCCTGTCGGTCGGCTCGCGCATCGGCTTCGGCTCGACCGACCCGACGCAGATCACGACCTGGTATCAGATCAGCGCGATCGGCAGCGGCACGTCGATCACGCTGACGGCGGGCGCTGGCACGATCGCCGCCGGCACGCCCTACGTCATCGAAGACCTGATGCTGGTGCACGCGAACACGAACGCGACGGTCACGAACGGCGGCCTGTTCGTGACCAAGGGGCTCCAGTTCGCGGACTTCCAGAACCCGGCGGTGGCGATCCCCGCGGCGACGACCGTCGACAAGATCAAGGCCAACTTCTGGCTGAAGGACGCGGCGACGATCACCAACGACGTGATCGGCGGCTGCGCGCTGGGCGACAGGGACACCTGGACGCAGCAGTACGTCTACTCGACCGAGGGCGCGACGACGTCGCTCCAGCTCTACCGCTACAACATCCGCGCGCCGCTGACGCTGACCGCTGGCGCGGCGGTGCTGACCGGCTCCGACATCGTGATCACCGGCGCGCAGGCGGTGACGGGCAACATCTCGCAGGCGAACAACGGCCAGGTGGCGACGCTGGCGCACGGCGCGGGCGCGGGCGTGGCATGCCTGTACCTGATGACGCTGAGCCGCATCCTGCGGGTGCCGCTGGCGTCGGTCGTAGCAGCAAGCACGACGTTCGTCGCGGACTCGATGTCCGAGGTCCCGCCAGGCGGCACCGTCACGAACCTGGCGAGCGCAGGCTTCATCTCGATGGATGTCGCCGGGTCGCTGGACAAGCTCGTGATCGCGACGTCGTCGGGCACGTCGGGCTCGGTCTACGTCACGGACTACTACACCGGCGGCCAGCAGCTCGACCGCCGCTCGTCGTGCACGGCCAGCCAGACGCCGTCTGCGCTGCGCGACACGGACAGCCCGATCTTCGTTCACTACCCGGCCAACGCCTCGCCCTTCGTCTGGGTCGAGGACGGCTGGATGTTCTGGATCTACAACCCCGGCACGACGACCACGCTCAACGCGATGAGCGCCTATCCGCTTGCGGCCGACCTCGGGTTCCTGGCGGATGTGCCCAACCGGATCGTTTGCCCCAAGCTCGCGCTTGGGGCGGCGCCGGCCAAGTTCTACCGGGTGCTGGTCAACTGCATGGAGAACCTGGGCGACGACACGATGGGCGTCGCGCCGGACCTCTTCCGCGTCCAGTACCGGACGAGCGGGATCGACGACAACAGCGGCTCGTGGACCGACGTCCCCCAGAGCGGCGACCTGTCGGGCGTGTCGACGGCGGCGAACATCCAATTCGCGTTCCTGTTCCGCACGGCTGGCGTGATCATGCTGCCCGCGCGCGTGCTTTCGCTGGCGCTGCTCTACGAGACCTCGGACGCGCTGCCGAGCCAGTACCGCTGGAACTTCGGCGACTTCGACGGGTCGAACGGCACCTTCGGGTTCATCCAGTCGGCGCTGTTCGGCGCGGCGCTGACGGTGCACACGATCAACGTCTACCGCGCGGACACCAACGCGCTGGTCCTGACGCAAGCCAGCAGCGGCACGACGAACGGCGCCTTCGAGTATTGGAACGGCACGGCGTGGACCGCGGGGCTCGGCAGCGACGCGCTGAACACGCGGCGGCGCTTCGTGCCGAGCGCCAGCCTGCCGAGCGGCGTTGACCTCTACGCGACGCTGACGGTGGCCTGATGGTCTCGCTCTACGCAGGAGGCGCTCCGTCGCAGCTCGTCAGGGCGACGGGGAGCGCGGGCCCGGTGCAGGGACTGCTCGCGTTCGGCTCGCCGCTGGCCGGCGCGCGGCTCTCGACGGCGCTGCCCTTTTCAATCCGCCAGCAAGGCGGCGACGGGCTCGCGCAACTGACGTTGCCGGGCGCCCCGCCGCCAGTTCCAGAGGGCAACGACTGGATCATCCGAGCGCGCAGGCGCAGGAGGCGGTGACATGGCGACGATCAGTTCAGTCAAGATCGCGAACATGGCGCTCGACTACATCGGCGCCGACGCGACGATCGAAAGCCTGACCGAGGCCTCGCCAACCGCGAAGATCTGCAATCGCTGGTACGACTGGTCCCGCGTGCAGACGCTCGAGGCCTACAACTGGAACTTCGCGCGCAAGCGCAAGGCGCTCGCGGTCCTTGAGACCAACCCCTACGACGACTGGGCCTACCGCTACGAGTACCCGTCGGACTGCATCCGCGCGCGCGAGATCGTCAACCCGCTCGGTCCCTATTCGGACGTCGTGCCGTTCTCCGTCGTGTCGACCGACGACGGCCAGACGACGTCCATCCTGACCGACATGGAAGAGGCGACGCTCGCCTACACTTTCGACGTCACCGACCCTTCGAGGTTCACGACGCTGTTCGTCGATGCGCTGGCCTGGCGCCTCGCCTCGCGCATCGCCTTCTCGCTCACGGGCAAGGCCGACCTCGCCAAGTTCGCCATGCAGTCCTACCAGGCGCACGTCGCGCAGGCTGCGGGGGCCAATGGCACCGAGGGCTTCGATCGCGGGCCGCGCGAAGCGGCCTGGGTGCGGGGGCGCGAATGACCCGGCTTATCCAGCCGAGCTTCGCCGCCGGCGAGATCGGGCCGGCGCTCTATGGCCGGGTCGACGTGTCGAAGTACGCGGTCGCTCTGCGCACCGCGAAGAACGTCTTCGTGCGCCCGCATGGCGGCGTCGCGAACCGCGCGGGCTTGCGCTACGTCGGGCCGGCGCGCGCGCACAACGCCAAGCCGCGGCTGATCCCCTTCCGCTTCTCGACGACCCAGACCTACGTCCTCGAGTTCACCGACCTGCGCATGCGGGTGATCAAGGACGGCGGCCACGTCCTCGAGGCGGCGAAGACGATCACCGGAGCCACGCAGGCGAACCCCGTGGTGATCACGTCGACGGCGCACGGGTTCGCCAACGGCGACGAGGTCTACATCACGGGCGTGGCCGGCATGACCCGGCTGAACGGCCGGCGCTTCAAGGTCGCCAACGTCGCGGCCAACACGTTCGAGCTCACCGACCAGGTCACCGGGGGCAACATCAACGGGACAGGGTTTGCGGCCTACACGTCCGGCGGCACGGCTGCGCGCGTCTACACCCTGACGACGCCCTACGCCCAGGCCGACCTGGCGACGCTCAAGTCCGTGCAGAGCGCGGACGTGATGACGCTCGTGCATCCGTCCTACGATCCGCGCGAGCTCTCGCGCACGGGGCACGCTGCGTGGTCGATCGCGACCATCACCTTCGCGCCGTCGATCGCCACGCCGACGGGCTGGTCTGGCAGCGGCACGGCGGGAAGCGAGACCTACAAGTACCGGATCACCGCGGTGAAGTCCGAGACGTTTGAAGAGAGCCTCGCGCAGGACGTCACGGTGGCGAGCGTGGCGGCGCTGTCGAGCACGAACAAGATCACGCTGACGACCGGCGCGCCGACCACGGGCGCGGCGAAGTATTCGGTCTACAGGCAGAAGAACTCTGGCCTCTACGGCTTCATCGGCTCGACCGAGGGCACGACCTTTGTCGACGACAATGTCGCCGCGGACACCGAGCAGACGCCGCCGGCGGCGCGCAATCCGTTCTCGGCGACCGGCGACAAGCCCGGCGCGGTCACCTACTACGAGCAGCGGCGGGTCTTCGGCGGGTCGAACAACAAGCCGGACACCAGCTACTACAGCCAGACCGGCAACACCGCGAACATGAGCGTGTCGGATCCCGCGCGCGACGACGACGCGATCACGGCGACGCTCACCGCGCGCGAGGTCAACCAGATCCGGCATTTTGTGCCGCTCAACGACCTGATCGTGATGACGTCGGGGTCGGAGTGGCGCGTGTCTGCCGGCAGCGACAGCGGGTTCTCGGCTGCCACGCTGCGCCAGCGCCCGCAGTCATACTGGGGCGCGAGCCACGTTCCGCCGATCGTCGTTGGCAACACGGTGCTGTTCGTGCAGGACCGCGGCAGCATCGTGCGCTCGCTCGCCTACGCGCTCGAGAGCGACGCCTATGACGGCGCCGACCTCACGATCCTGGCGCCGCACCTGTTCGAGAACCGCACGATCTCGGAGTGGGCCTACGCGCAGATCCCGCACTCGGTGATCTGGGTCGTGCTGTCGGACGGGACGGCGCTGTCGCTGACCTGGAACAAGGAGCAGCAGGTCGTCGCGTGGTGCCGCCACGAGACCGACGGCTTCTTCGAGAGCGTGGCCTCGATCCCCGAGACCGCCGACAACGAGGACGCGGTCTACTTCGTCGTGCGCCGGACGATCAACGGGCAGACCGTGCGCAACGTCGAGCGCCTCGACAAGCGGCTGGTGACGGCGGTCGAGGACGCCTTCTTCGTCGATTGCGGCGCGACCTACTCGGGCGCCGCGGCGACCGTGATCTCTGGCCTCGATCACCTTGAGGGCCGCGCGGTGGCGGTGCTGGCCGACGGCAACGTCGTGGCCGGGAAGACCGTGGCGAACGGCGCG